GCGTCGATGCGCTGAGCGCGACGGCAGTTTTGACCCAAACCCTACGGGAGAACCCCATGACCAAACGGTCGAAGCTGGCCGCCTCCACGGCGATCAGCCCTTTCGCGCATCTGAACCCTGCCGTTTCCCAGCCTCGGGCGGAGGAGCCCGATGATGATCGGGATCCGGACGCAGAAGACGGCGGGGCTGACCCCGACAACGACAAGTCGAAGAAGGGAAAGAAGGCCAGGAAGGCCGAAACCCCCGACGACGATGACGACGAGGGCGACGACGAAACCGACGCCGAGGACGATCGCGACGACGAAAAGGCCGCTGCGCGTCGCCGGGAGCGCGGGCGCTGCGCGGCGATCTTCCGTTCGGAGGCAGCGGGGCGCAACCCGGCCGCAGCGGCCGAGCTTGCCTTCGGCACGGACATGACCCGCAGCCAGGCGATCCGCGTGCTTGGCCGTCTGGCGGCAGCAACGCCGGTGGCTCCCGCACCGGCCGCACCGGAGCCGGCGCGCCCCGGAGCATCACTGCGTCAGCGCATGCAGGCCGAGCAGGTCGCAGCGCTTGGGCCCAATGGCGGCAGCGCGGAACTCACACCCGGCCAGCGTCTGGTTCAGCGGGCCGGCAATCGCGCACATCAGGGAGGCAACTGACCATGTCCGGCTCGACTTACGGGTTTTACCCCTCGGCCCAGCAGGCCGAGTTCGTCCCCGATCAGCTGATCGCCGGCAACCTCAAGCTGGTCACGCGGGACGTCACGATCGGCGCAAGCCAGACGCTGGTTCGCGGTTCGGTCGTCGGCATGATCACCGCAAGCGGTGAATACATCCTCTCGGTGGAGACCGCGACGGACGGCAGCCAGGTTCCAGTCGGCATCATGGTCGACGCGGTCACCACGGCCGCGGGCGCGACCGGCGCCGGCTCCATCTACGAGATGGGCGAGTTCAATTCGAACTACATGACGTTCGATCCGAGCTGGACCGTCGCGACGCTGACGAATGCGCTGCGGTCGTATTCGATCTTCGTCAAAACCTCGATTTCCAACGATATCGTCTGAGGCTGAGCAAACATGTCCGGAACCACCACGCCAATTGCGGGCGAACAGGCCTCGCTGGGCGCGATGCTCAGCGTCTACAACACGGCCGAGCTCGTCTACTTCGTGCGCAACCTGAAGCTTGCGCAGACCTTCCTGCTCGACACCTTTTTCCCGAACATCGTGACAGCGGACGTCCCGGAAGTCGCGATCGACGTGGACGTCGGCCTCCGCCGGATGGCCCCGTTCTGCTCGCCACTCGTCGAAGGCAAGACGGTCGAAAGCCGCCGCTGGATGACGAACCTGTTCCGCCCGGCCTACGTCAAGGACAAGCGGAACCCCGATCTGCTGAAGCCGGTCCGTCGCAGCATCGGCGAACGCCTGATGGGTGCGCTCGCGCCTGCAGAGCGTTTCGAGGCGAACCTGCAGTGGGAAATGACCGATCAGGTCGACATGCTGAACCGACGGCTCGAGTGGATGGCAGCCCAGGCTCTGGTCACGGGCACCGTCACGATCGAGGGTGAAGGCTATCCCGAACCGATCGTCGTCGACTTCAACCGCGATCCGTCCCTCACGGTGGCGCTGACCGGCTCAGCCCAGTGGGGGCAGACCGGCGTCTACCCCTCCGATTATCTGACGACGTGGTCGTCGACGATCCTTCAGAAGTCGGGCTCGGCCCCAATCGACATCATCTTCACCACGAGCCCGTGGAACGCCTTCAAATCCGACATCAAGGTTCTGAACGCTATCTGGATGGAGCGATCCGGCGACAGCCAGCTCGATCTCGGCGGACGCATGGGCAGCGGCGCGCAGTACATGGGACGTTGGGGACAGTATCGTCTCTGGTATTATAACGACTGGTATATCGACCCCACGACCGGCGTCGAAATGCCGATGATCCCGGACGGGACGGTCATCATGACTTCGCCGCAGCTCGAGGGCACGCGCGCGTTCGGCCAGATCCTCGATCCCCGGTTCAACTATCAGAGCCTCGCATTCGCGCCGAAGATGTGGATCGAGGAGGACCCGCCGGTCGTCAACCTGATGATGCAGTCCGCGCCGATCGTCATCCCGAGCCGGGTGAACGCATCATTTGCGGCAACCGTCATGGCCGCGGGCGCTGATGCGCCCGGCGCCGCGATCTGAGGAGAATGAAGATGGCGAGCACGGTCGACGTCAGAACCAAGCGCTATATTTACGATCAGACTGGCGAGCCGCCGATCCCGATCGGCACCGTGAAAAGTGTCGACTCGGATCTGGCCGCCTTCTGGGTCTCCCGGGGCCTCGCGGAATACGTGAAGCCGGTGGCGACGAAAGTGTTTCTCAAAGGCCGATCGAGTGCGCCGCCGCCGGCTCCGAAAATGGAGCCGCCGCCTGCCAATCCAAACCCGCCGGCGGTCACACCGCCCACGCCGGGCGAATGAGCGGCGCGGGCGGCCCGCTCGACTGGGACGCCCTCGTGCTCGGCCCCTGTCAGCAGGCGTTCGGCGAGAGCGTCTCCTGGCAGTCTGCGAAGCTGGGCGCCCCGGTGAGCATCACGGGCATCTTTGACAAGCCGTTCTTCCCTGCCGAACCGATCGGCGGGGAAGACGGATTGACGCCGGTGCATATCACGACGACGCAGCCGATCCTCGGAGTGCAGCTCTCGCAGTTTCCGGTCCCGCCCGAGCAGGGCGACCTCGTGACGATACGCGGGAAGATCTATCGCATCCGCGAGGTCCGGACGGACAGTCATGGCGCTGCCCGGCTGGAACTGAATGACGCGGAGCGCGAGAATGACCCTCTACCGAGTGCAGCTTCGTGAGGCCGCTGCCCAGACGCTGATCGCGGCAGAAACGATCGCCGGCAGGAACGTCTTCACGACGCGATCGCTGCCGATCGCGGCCGATGCGTTGCCTGCGCTCTACCTGAGCACGTTCGAGGATCGCGGCGAAAGCATCGGTCGCGGTTCGCCGGCGTTCACGCGCACGGCGACACTGTCGATCCGGGGCTTCGTGAGCGGCGGCACGCCGGAGGCCGTACAGGCGGCGCTCGATGTCCTGGCCGAGCAGATCGAAATGACGATCATGTGTGACCCGTCATTTCAGGCAAAAATCCAGCAGGTCTCCGAATTCGCGACGCAAGGCGTGGTCAAGAGCGACCAGAACGAGCACCTGGGCGAGCTCCGGATCCTGCTCGGCCTTGAATATTTCCAGTCCTACGAGCCGGCAGGCGTACCGCTCTCGAAGATCAACGCGACGATCGCGACGGCCGCCAATCTGAATTTTGCCACGGCCAGCGTGGCGTTTCCCGAAAGCGAGACACCTGATGAAGGTTAAACCCGCACCCGGCCGCGCTGTGCGCTGGCCTGGGACGAAGCGTCTGCTGAGCAGCGCAGGCGAAGACGTGCCCTCGACCCCCTACTGGCTGCTGCTGCTGCGCAACCGCGACATAGTCGCAGTCACGCCGGCGGCGGCCGAGGTCGCCCCCGAGATGTCGGCGAAGGCTGCTCCCGACGTACTGCCGGCACCCGAGCCGGCCGAGCCGTCGCGCGAGCAGTCGGCCGATGCGGCCCATGACGCAGTCGCGGCGCCTGATCACGCAGAGGAAACCCACGGATGAGCGGATCCATCACCGTTCCCGGCTACAACACGGCGAACCGTGTTCCGGGGTTCTACTTCGCGCTCGATTCCTCGAAGGCGAACACGGCATCGCCAGCGCGTCGTATCCTGATCGTGGCCCAGATGCTGGCGAGCGGAACGGCGACAGCGCTCCAGGCGACCGTATCGGCCGGCACGTCAGATGCGATCGCCAAATACGGCGCAGGATCGCAGGCGGCCATCATGGTCGCGGCCTATCGCCAGATCGATACGACGGGCGAGGTCTGGGTGCTGCCACTGGCAGACGATGCGGCTGCTCAGGCCGCAACCGGATCGATCACCATCGGGTCGGCAGCGACGGCTTCGGGCACATTCCCGTTCTATGTCGGCGATCAGCTCATCCCGGTCGGCGTCAGCACGGGCGACAGTGCCGCCACGATAGCCGCAAATATCGTCACCGCCGCCGCAGGCTATCCGTCCCTGCCCGTCGCGCTCAGCGCGAACGGCGCGGCCGTTACGGCGACCGCGAAGAACAAGGGGCTGTCGGGCAACGACATCCTTCTCGGCGTCGGCGTGCTGGGCACGAGCGCGGGGCAGGCCGTGCCGGCGGGCGTGACCTACACGTTGGTCCAGATGGCTGGCGGGACGCAGAACCCGACCACACTCGCGACGGGCCTCGCCGGCCTCGGCACCCGCGTGTTCGATCTGTTGCTGCATCCTTATTCGGACAGCGCCAGTCTCACGGCCTTCGAGACCTATCTGTCATTCGAAGCAGGCGGCACATGGTCGCCGCAGGTTCAGCAGTATGGCGTGGCGCTCTCGGGCTTCCGTGGAAGCTATGGAGAGGCGACGGCACTCGACCCGAACTATAATCAGGGCCCGGTCTGTCTCGTCGCGATCTCGGACAGCCCGTCCTCGCCGATGCAGTGGGCGGCCTGGTATGGCGCAGCGGCCGCCTCTACGATGCGTACGAATCCGGCGCTGCCGATCACTGCGATCGCAATCCCTGCCCTTCCGCCCACCGATGCGGGTGCGTTCGGCCCGGCGATCCGCGAAAGCCTGCTTTATGACGGCTTTTCGACCTTCACGGTCGATGACAGCGGCACGGTCTATATCGAGCGGATCATCACGACCTACCAGATCAACGCCGAGGGCGTGGCGGACGACAGCTATCTCGACATCGAGACACTGCTGACGGCCGAGGTCTGCCTGCAGGACATGCGGATCCAGCTCGCGAGCCTGTTCGGCGGCTACATCCTCCTGGCAGACGGGTCGAAGATCGGCGCCGGCCAGAAGGCCACGACGGCGCAGCTCGTCGGCAAGGGGTGCGCCGCCGTCTACCGGCAGCAGGCGACGGAACTCTGGGTACAGAACCCGGACGATTTCGCGTCCGGTGTTCAGGCGGTCAACGCGGGCAAGGGCGTAGTCAACCTGCTCATGCCCTACCAGTTCGCGAATCAGCTCTGGATCATCGCTGGCGTCTGCCAGTTCACGAAGCCGTAAGGGGACGCCATGTCCGGTTCGACTTACACGACGGCCCTTGCGGGCCAGGCGTCCCTCAGCATCAACGGCACGCCCTGGAATATCCAGGGTGAGCTCACCTGGTCGCCGAGCGGGAACGTCAACGAGACGCTGAAAGGGCAGACAGCGGTCGAGGGTTTCTCGACCATGCCCCAGCAGGGCTACATCCAGGCGACGCTGCGCGATGCGCCGTCACAGAAGGTGTCGGCGCTCCAGGGCGCTAGCGGTCTGACCGTGATCGCGACGCTCGCCAACGGCAAGGTGATCACTGCCGTGAATGCCTGGCATGTGGAGACGATCACGCTCAACACGCAGGAAGGGACCTTCGAGGTTCGCTTCGAGGCAGTCGAGGTCACGGAGGACACCGTCTGATGCTGACGTTCGATCTCGATGACGACGCGATCGTCGCAGAGATGTCCGAAGAGGCTTCGCAGTCCGCGCAGCCCGATGGGCTGTACGTGCTCGACAGCCCCGTCACCGTGAAGGGGCACGAGCCTTTTGCGGAACTGCGCCTGCGCGAGCCCGTCGTTTTCGACGTGCTGATGCAGGCGAAGGCCATCGGCAAGCGTGTCACCGAGGAGGGCGTCTATGACGGGCAGATCGCGCTCGTATCCCGGATTTCCGGCTGGCCCGTTCTGGCTGTCAACGCCCTGCCGGCCAGTGTGCTGGATGATGCGATCGGCTACGTGGCCGGCTTCGAGGAAGACGCCCGGCGCAAGCCGGATGAAGAAGCCGACCGCGCGGCGGAAAAGGTGTTCCGGCTCGACCGAGCGGTCGAAGCGGTCAACCGGACATGGAACGAGCTCCGCCTGCGAGAGCCCACCGTCGCCGAGCGACGTCGGTTCAAGGCAGACGAAGCGCGGCAGACGCAGGAAGCGTTCTTCCAGTCCGAGATCAACCTGATGGCGGCCGTGTCGGGCTGGCAGATGGCAGCCATCCTCAAGATGCCGATTTCGGTGTTCGCGAAAGCCAGCGACTACCTGACCGGTTTTTTTATCGCTGGCCCGACACCTGGGAGCAGGTTCCGGGCCAGCTGAGCCGATTCTTTCACTGGACGCGGTCAGACTGTGAGGCGCTGACGGGCGCGGCCATGTGCGACGCGATCGAGCAGGCCAATCAGATCGTGCAAGAGCAGCGGAGAGCCGAGGAACGTGCCAAACGCCGGCGCTAAAGTAGTCGTTTCGGGACAGGACCGGGCCTCTTCAATGATGGCCCGCATCCGTTCGCGGATGCGCGGTCTTGGGACGGATGCGCGCGGGACAAGCGCATCTCTTGCGCGGCTCGGAAACGTGGCGCCGGTGCGCGCCCTGCGTAACGCTCTCATGGGCGTCAGTCGCGTCTCGCGGATGGCGATCGCCGGTCTGACGGCAATGGCGCCCGCGCTGGGCGCGATCACAGGCGCGGCAAGCGTTGCCGGCATCGCGCGCCTTGCGACGTCCTGGGCAGAGTTCGGCAACCGGCTCGGAACGACGGCGCGAAGCATGGGCGTCGCACCGGCGCGTCTGGCACGCATGCAGAATGCGATGCGTCTGGCAGGCGGGTCCGCAGCATCAGCAACTGACGCCATGCAGGATCTCGCGCAAGCTCAGTGGAAGGCGTCGCACGGCCTCGACCCGGCAGCAGCAGGACGCTTTACAGCTCTGTTCCGTGATTCTGGAACAGCCATTGGGGGGTGGCGTCGCCTCAAGCCGGATGAATTGCTGGATCAGGTCCTGCGTCATCTACGGGCGATTCCTAACCCGGTCGCGCGCTCTGCTGCGGCAGCGGAGATGTTCGGCGGCGCCTTGGATGGCTTGCAGCCGGCTCTCCAGGCAAGCAACGGTGAATGGGAGAAATATGTTCGTCAGGCTGAGCGTGCAGGACTTCCGACCGAGAAATCGATCGACGCTGCCAAGCGGCTGACGAATGCGATCACGAATGCGACGCTCTCTTTTGAGGGGCTTCGCAACGCGATCGGTGAAGCAGCAGAACCTGTGCTCACGCCTATGCTCAACGCCACGGCGCAGGGACTGCAACAGCTGGCCCGTTGGCTACGCAATGGTGGATGGGACAAGTTCACTTCCGATGTGCGAGCTGGGTGGCACGAGATTGACACCGTCATCCAGCGTCTCGGTGGATGGAAGTCTGCCGCCCGAGATGCCGCCATTGCGATGGGTGGCCTGATCGGGTTGCGCGTTGTCGGAGGGATCGCTGCGACGGGCGCCAGCATCGTGTCGCTGATCGCATCGCTGGCCGCGCTGAAGGCGGCTGGCGGAGGCATGTGCTGCTGCGGTGGTGAGGGCGTTTCGGGCGGCCGCACCGCCAAAGGCGCAGGCGAGACTGCGGCGACGGTACGCGAAGCAAAGGGCGGCGCGGCAGCCGGCGGCAGAGACTGGCTGAAAGGTGGCGTCACAGCCGAGGATTCGCTCCTCGGCGGGGGTGCTGGCGTCACGGCAGCGCGCTCCAGCGCCGGGCGCGCTGCGCGAGCCGGCTTGGGAGCATGGTTCGAAGAAACCGGCGGTGGGGCCGTCCTTCGGATGGGTGGCCGTGTCCTCGGACCCATCGGGGTGTTGGCATCGATGTGGCCGACGCCCGCCAACGAAAACGAAGGGGCGATCGTCGATCGCTACCGCCGGAGCGGGCGGATCGGCATGCCTGCCGACGTCAAAGGAATGGTTCGTGCCGCAGCCAAGCGCCATGGCATCGATCCAGACGCATTTCAGGCGCTGATCCAGACTGAAGACGGATGGGACGGACGAATCTCGCCGACCGGCGCGTTTGGTCCCGCCCAGCTCATGCCGAAGACGGCAAAATCCCTTGGGCTGCCCACGTCTCCTCACGCGCCCGGATACAGTTGGGAGGGAAATCTCGACGGCGGGGCGCGCTATTTTCGGAGTATGCTGGACCGCTTCCACGGAAGCTACGAAACGGCTGAAGCGGCTTATAACGAAGGGCCAAATGGTCGTGGCATGGATATCATGTCGATGTCCGGGATACCTGATTATCTCACGCGTGAGTCGCGTGATTACATCAACCGCATCAGGGCTGCCGAAAATCAGATCGTATTGAATATGCCCGAAACCGCTTCGGGAGGTAACGGCAGCGCCCCACCTGCGGCATCGGACGTACATGTGATCGTCACAACGAAGGGCCAGCCCGGAACAACAACGCAGGTCAGGGCCGGTCCCGGCATCCGGGTATCACAACGCGATCAGCCCAGCACCGCGATGGGTGCTGCGAGCGCCACAGGGAACTAAGGAAAACGCACGATGTCAGGCAGCCTGCTCACGTCTCTGACCTCCGCCGTCAGCGGATCAGGGGCGGCGGGCGGAGCGTTCACCAGCGCCCTGTCGAATGTTGCGGGGCAATACCTGCAAGGGTCGTTCCGCGGCATTCCCTTCGTGGTCATCGGAACCGGTGGTCAGCAGGGCCGTAAATTCGCGATGCACGTCTATCCGTTCTCGGACAACGTCTGGGCAGAAGACACCGGGCGCGCGCCGCGACGATACCGGATCCGGGCCATGCTGGTCGGGACACTGGCCACGACGCAGCTCGACCTGCTCCGCAGCGCGGCCGAGGCGCGCGGCCCGGGGCTCCTGCTGCACCCCACGCTGGGGGCCGTCAACGCGGCGCTGATGCCATTTGAATGGCGCGAGCGCGACGGGGTTACGGGTGTCGTCGATCTTGATCTCGAGTTCGTCGAGATCCGGAGCTACCTTTCGTCGACCATTCTGACGGCCGCAACGGCCGTGATCGCTGTGGCGTCTCTTGCGCTCAGCCAGGCCACCTCAGGTGACTATTCGACAAGCGCGACCACAGCGCTGGCGGTCGGCTCGTCTGTAAACGCCGCAGCCGTGTCAGTCGCGAGTGGCTGGGCTGCCCAGGCGAATGCCGGCATCCGTTCGCCCATCGCCCTCGCGGCCGCAATCGCAGAACTGCCCGGCGACAATGGTCGCTATGCTTCGGGCAACTCGGGAGACGTCGATCAGCAGGCGATCGTCACCAGCGTCCTGACGGATCTTGGCGCAGCGCAGGCGACGGTCGCGGATGACGTCGCGGCCATTGCGACGGCGACAGGTGCGGCGGCGATCGCCGCCGCGGTTCTGGCGGTCACCGAGGCAGTGCGGACATCCGTCGTCGACCCGGGAGCCCAGATCGCGCTGCTGACGCCGATGGTCGCCTGCAGCGCTCCGGCGTCGACAACAACGGCCCCGATCGGCGCAGCGATCGCAACGGCCCAGACGGCGACAGCGGCGCTCTGCCGGCGCGCGGCGCTCATCTCGCTGGCGCAGTCCTGCGCGGACTACACCGCGACATCGAGCACGGATGCGCAGGCCCTGCAGGCGGCAATGGCGGCCCTGTTCGATGCCGAGATTCTCGCATCTGCCGACGCCGGCGACAGTTCGACCTACACAGCCCTGACGCAACTGCGGGCGCAGGTCCTGCAGGACCTTGCCGAGCGCGCTGCAAATCTCCCGAGCCTCGTCACGGTCTCCCGCAACACTGCCCTGCCCGCCCTGGTGCTGGCCGAGCAGCTCTATGCGGATGGCTCACGGGCGAGCGACCTGATCGCGATCGCCAATCCTGTCCATCCGGCCTTCATGCCGGTCGAATTCGAGGCCCTGTCGTCATGAGCGGACTGATCGGCGCGGTCTCATCGGCCCTCGGCTACGACAATGCTGCCGAAGACGCGGTCTCGATCGTCGTCAACGGTGCGCAGGTCTTCGGCTGGCTCCGTATCGATATCGATCAAAGCGTCGAGCTGATGCCTTGGTCAGCCAATTTCGAGACAGCCGAGCAGGGTTCCGCGAATCAGATCACGGAGATCATCAAGCCGGGGGCCATAGCGCAGATCTACATCGGCAAGACGCTTATGCTGACCGGCTATGTGATGTCGGTCGAGCGAAGCGGGTCATCCGACGGCCATCTGTCCCGGATCGAAGTCCGCTCGAAATCGATCGACCTGGTCGACTGCGCGGCCGAGTTCACGACCTACATGGTGACGAACACCAGCGTGTTCGCGCTGTGTCAGCGCGTGGCAAAGCCGTTCGGGATCGATGTCTACCAGATCGACCAGGCTGGGAACGTCGATATCGGTCCATTCGGCATCATCCTGACCGAGCCCGGATACGAGGTGATCGAGCGCATCACCCGACTGGCGGCGTGCCTGTTCTATGACCGCGTCGACGGCAACATCACACTCGCCCCGGTCAGCACGAGACTCGCGGCGGGGAGCATCGCCGAAGGGAAGGATGTCGAGGCGTACGTCATCCTGAATTCGCAAAGCGGCCGATATTCCAAAATTACGGCGTTGCTTCCGGCGCCCGTGCTGCTGACTGAAGCGCCGGATGCCGACGATCTCATTCAGCAGCTGACCAACATGACGACCGGCATTTCGCCGGCGATCGATCCCGGCATAACGCGACACCGCCCGATGCTGATCCCGATCGAGGTCGGCGGGCAGAGCCTCAATGGAGTGGTCAGCGACGCTCAGCAGGTCTCCCAGCAGCGGGTGCTGTGGGAATGTGCGCGACGCTATGGCCGGAGTCAGGCGGTCGAGATCACGGTCTCGCGCTGGCGGGACGACGCCGGCGCGCTATGGGCACCGAACACGCAGGTGCACGTCTCGCTGCCGAGTCTGTCCTATGCACAGACACTGTCGATCGTGTCAGTGCGCTTTCGGCGCGACGAAAGCGGCACGCATGCCGACCTGGTGCTGATGCCGCCCCAGGCGCTGGCGCCTGAGCCGATCGTCAATCCCTTCCTGAACAACGCCACATCCGTGGCAGTCAACGATGGGCAGGAAACCGGGAACTATGCCCCGGGTGCCGTCCAGCAGGAGGCCCTTGGGCCCGTAGGATCTGGCTCATGAGAACGATCGCGCACCGTCTGGCGCACCGGGTCGCCATGATGCTCGGTATCGGCCGGCAGACTGCCGACACGAACGAGACGAGCGGCGCGGCAACGATCCAGGTCGGCCTCATGGGCGGCGAACTGCGCGAAGGCTTCCCTCTGATTCAGGACTACGGCCTCTGCAGCCGTCCGCTCGCTGGTGCGGATCTGATCGTGCTGTTCGCCACGTCGGACCGCATGCGCGGGGTCGCGGTCGCGTCGAACGATCAGCGCTATCGTCCGCGCGACCTGCAGCCCGGCGATGTCTGCCTCTACAATCAGACGGGTTCACGGATACTGCTCTCGGCCGATGGATCGATCACGATCAGCCCGTCCGGTAAAAAGCTGACGATCGATGCCGATGTGGCCGTCACCGGCAACCTGGTGGCCGACGGAGAAGTCACGGGCAACGGCGTGCCGCTGTCGACGCATCTGACCACCGACGTCACATCCGGCTCGGGCGTCAGCGGCCCTCCACAAAAAAGCGTCTGAACGGGACACGTCATGTCAGAGACGACACTGATCGCCGGGGGAACGCCCGGCGACGTCGCTATCGTATGGAATCCCGAGATCGCCGGCGGCGACTGGGAAATCAGGTCCGGCGATCTGGCGCTCGGCAATCCGCTGCTATCGTCCATCCTCGTCTCCCTGTTCACTGACGGATTGGCTCCTGCGGAGCCTTCAACCCTCGATGCCCAGATCGGCATTGCGGCGCCCGCCAATCGGCGGGGCTGGTGGGGGGACGCCTACTCCGAGGACGATACGACGATCGGCTCGCGCCTCTGGCAGGCGCGGCAGGTCATCAAATCCGGCGTCACAGCCATTCCGGCGTGGATCGAGGCGACCTGCGAAGACGCGTTGCAGTGGCTGATGGATGACGGGGTCGCAAGCTCCGTCTCCGTCGATGCAACCTGGATGCCCGGATCGGCCACGACCATTCAGTTCGTCATCACGATCACCCAGCCCGCGACCCAGTCGACGCAGGTGTTTCGTTTCTCCTGGGCCTGGGAGGGTCTGCTCTGAATGCCCTATCCACGGCCCTCTCTCACGTCCTTGCGTCAGCAGGCGGTGCAGGACGTCGTCAACGGCGGCATTCCGGGCGTCGTGGCCCTGCTTCGCTATTCGGTCCTCTACGTCGTCTGCATGGCGCTGGCGGGCCTGGCGTGGCTGCAATACGGCTATATCGACTGGGTTGCCCTGCAGGCAGTGCCCTGGACCGCAACGGATGAATATCTGGCGGCCTGGGGGGCGCTGAAAAACGTCTTCCTGAAACAGGCATCCTGCTCGACAGGGTCGGCATCCTTCACGGCGACGAGCACGGCACAGATCCCGGTCGGCACGGCCGTCCAGATCTCGGGCAGCGTTGGCGGCGTCACCACCGGCACCGGGTCGTATGCGAATGGGCTTCTCACGGTGCCTGTCGTCGCCACCACGGCCGGGAGCGTCGGCAACGTCGCGGCGGGATCAGCCGTCAATCTCACATCGTCCGTTGCGGGCGTGCAGATGTCCGGCACGGCAGCGACTGCCTTCACGGGCGGCGCCAATGTCGAGACGCAGTCCGCATTCCGAACGCGCGTCCTGGATGCCTTCCAGGCGGGCGGAGCCAATGGCAAGTCCGCCGATTATGTCGACTGGGCGCTCGATGTCGACGGCGTCACGCGCGCGTGGGTCAACCCGAACGGCTTCGGCGCCGGTACCGTGGTGGTCTATGTCATGCTCGATGATGCCGAGTCCGCCTATGGCGGGTTCCCGCAGGGCACGAACGGAACGGCCGCAGCGGAGACGCGCGGCACCGCTGCCACCGGGGACCAGCTCGCGGTCGCGAACGCGATATTCGTCGATCAGACTGTCACGGCCGAGGTGTGGGTCTGTGCGCCGATCGCCCAGCCGATCGATTTCGCAATCGCGGATCTCGGCACAGACAACACGGCGGCCAATCAGGCGGCGATCACGAGCGCCCTGCAGGACATGTTTCTCCGTCTGTCGAAGCCGGGGGGCACGATCTACCCGAGCCAATGGAACGAAGCCGTGGGGGCGCTGGGATTGTCGCAGTTCTATATCTCGAGCCCGACCGCGCCAATCGTCGCACCCGGTGTCGGCAATCTGCCGACGCTTGGCACCGTTTCGTTCGCGTCGTGACGCATGGCCGCTCCAAATTTTACGGTCGCGGACTTTCGCAGGGCGCTGCTCGCGTTGTTCCCGACCGGACCGATCTGGTCACGTGAACCAGGCGGCCTGCTCTACCAGCTCTGCAATGCATGGGCCGGAACCTATCAGCGCTGCGCCGCATCGGCCACGCAGCTGCTCGCGGATGCCTTTCCGGCCACAACGGCAGCGCTCCTCCCAGAGTGGCAGGCGAGCCTCGGCCTGCCGGATCCGTGCGCCGGCAACACTCAGTCGACCGAACTGGCCCGCAATCAGGTCGTAGCCCGGCTGACAGACAACGGGGGCGCCTCGGCAGCGTATTACGTCGCCTTCGCGAAAACCCTTGGCTACGACATCACGATCAAGACGCATGCGCCGGCGCGAGCTGGTCAGCTTCGGGCTGGACAGCCGGTGAACGGCCGCGACTGGGCCTTTGTCTGGACCGTGTCTGCGGACGGCGTGCAGAGCGTGCCGTTCCGGGCCGGACAGTCCGCGGCGGGTGACCCGCTGCAATCATGGGAAGGCGGCGTCCTCGTGTGCGAGCTGCAGTCGCGCGCGCCGGCCCACACGATCCTGCAATTCGATTCAAGCGTCGGTGCCGTTCTCGGCGCCTTCACCCTGGGAAGCGACGTCGTCGTCTGACGACGCGTGTCCGCTGTCGCATCAAACACAAGATGGAAGCGCGATGTATCTGATCGACAATTCGACGGCAGTCGCCACGATGCCGACGCCCGGTGCGGCCGGGACAGGAGGCTGGTTCACCAGTGGCGACGCGGCATCGGGCGAAGCCGCGACTATCGTCGATGCCGACTGGCTGAATATGCTCCAAGCCGAGCTTGCGGCCATCCTGACCGCCGGCGGCATCACGCCGAGCAAGGCGACGCAGAATCAGGTGCTCGCCGCGCTCAAGAAAGTCTTCCCGGCTTATGGCGCCGTCAGTCTCGGTGCCTGGACCGAGCAGTATTACACGCTGGCCTCGGGCGGGAGCAAAAGCATCTCCCTATCTTTCACTGCGCCATGTGCCGGGTATGTCATCGTCGTCGGATCGGCGAACTTCTCTGCGCAGAACACCAGCAATTCGCAGCTGTCGATCGGCGTGAACGGCACAACGCTCAGTGCCGACAATGTCTCGGGCAGCACGAGCATGACGAATCATTCGTGCGTCGCCGTCGCAGCCGGTGCCGTCACGGTCTCGTCCTATCTCGGCACGTCGTCGACCAGCCCGCCGACCGTCGGTCACACCCTGTCCTACCTCTTCGTGCCGAGTTGATCATGACGACATATGCGATCGAAAAATCCTCAAGCGGTGACATCATCGGATGTCGCTTCTGGAGCGCCGAGAAAGTCGAGTTGCCGGCAGGATTCAGTGCGTGCTCGCCGGAGGAATACGCAAGCGCCAAGGCAGGTCTCAAGGGTTCCGTGCGCAATCAGGCGATCGATGCGCTCACGGTCGTCCAGCGCGACGCCGCACTGACGGTCGCCATGGGGCACGTGTTCGGCGCCGAGACGCGAAAGTATGTCCAGGCCTTGCAGGGCATCGCGAGCGGATCCGACACCGTGACCAGGGAGCTGCCTGCGCGCCCGGCGCAGCTGACGGACTGATGCCGGCCCTGCCGTTCTCCGGCTGGACGCCGTCTGCAAGCCGGACCCTCATGGTTCCGGCCCCGACCCCGTATCGTGGCCTGCTAGCTGTCCGCGGCCCGCTCATCTGGCCGGCCAAGGCGCCGGGTGACGTCCTCGATTTTGTGCTCGATCCATCCGATTGGCTGGCTGATATCGACGACGTCCTGGCGACAGGCGTGCCGACCCTCCCTCCTCCACAATCGGACGTCGATCTGACTGCGCTCTGGTGGGGGCCGCTTAACGGGATGTTCGTCATCTTCCTGGCAGGCGGCACGTCAGGCGCGACCGTGACGGTCAACGTGAGGCTTGCGGCCCGCCGCGGCGCACAGTGCGATCTGGCCGTCACCCTCCCGATCTCGACCGGCGCGGCGCCGTCGTCTCTGCCGACACCCTCGGTTCTTCCAAACGGATGTCCTGTGTCGCCGAATTCGATCCGGCTGTCAGACAGCAGCATCCTGACACTCGACAGCGGTGCACCGCTCGTCTTCGGCTAGGAGCCATAACGTGAGTGGATCTTCCGTTAGTGGGGGGATGTCAGGCACGGCACTCTCATCGCTGCCTTTGTACGTCGAGCCACCTGCGCCAACAGACAAGGTTTTTGGCGTGTTCGCTGGTGTGGCGCAGTTTGTTCCGCAGTCGCAGATCTGGTCTGGCGCGCTGCCGACTGTCGGCGGTTCGATCAGCGGTGCCGTTTCCTGGACAGGCACGCCGAGCAGCACCTCTCATTTGGTCAACAAGCTCTACGTCGACCAGCAGGTGGCGTCCGTCACGGGCGCAGCTGGCAGCTCGGCAGCTACAGCCGTTGCGGCGGCGACCGACGCGCAGAATGCCGCCCTCGGCGCCGCCAACTCAGCCACGACCGCAATCAATGCGCAGAAGGGCAATCCGGGCGGCGTTGTGCCTCTGTCATCAAGTGGCGTGATGATGCTGGGCGGCGTCGAGTTCATGGGGGTCTCAAGCGGCATCCCCATTCTGGTCATTGACCTACCCACCGCGGACCCTAGCGTCGCTGGGGCGATGTTCAACAACGGCGGCTACGTCATGGTTTCGGCAGGATAAGCAGTATGCGTAGACACATCCTCACGGCGTCGATCGCGTCGCTTCTCCTGTCCGGTGTTTGCATCGGTGCTCCGAACCACACAGTCACGCCATTCTCGAACCTGGGCCCTAAAACCAAGGTCGGCACGAGGATGCGCCTCACTGCCGCCTCTACCACAGCTACCTCGACGTACGTCCCAACCAAGCCGCCGGGCGGCCTCGACGCCACGACGGCCATACCATCTGTGTATGCCGATGGCACTTCGGGTACTGTCGAGCAGATCGGGCAAATGGCTGACGGGGCGATTCAGCAGACCTCGATCGGTTCCCCCTCCGGTGTAGCCGGCCTCGACGCGAGCGGGAACGTGACGGCGCCTGTGACGGGTGCGGTAACGGGGGCGAAAGTCACCCCGGCTCTTACCGGCGCGACCGCGCTGTCGCTGGCGAATCTGTTCGCCTATCGACAAGATCTGCGCAGTATGGGTGCGCTTCTGAATGGACAGTCTTCGGACGAAGCGGCCATCGTGTCCGCCTACGGGGCGGCGCCGAACAACTCTACGCTCTCACTTCCCTGCGGCGGGTGGCCTTCAGACAAGAATGGCCTTGGCTACCCTTGGGGACCCCACACGTCCGGCAAGTCCGTCACCTACGAAGACACTTGTGGGATGACCTTTGGAACGCCTGTAACGGGCGCTGCCATGGACAACCCTCCAGGCGATGGCGACCTGTTCATCCGGAATCTCGCCGGCGGCCGCTGGCTCATGCGCAACGACTACACAGGCAGCTCCGAGACTTCGACGCTAT